ACACAAAGACCTCCCTGTTTGATCACAATTCTGCTTGACAACATGTCAACCAAATACATGTATGACAAACTTCATGTCATTGAGGAGAAGGGTCAGCAGCTAAAGGCTGTTTATCTTGCTCACAACCGATTCAGCACTCACGATATCGCAGTCTATGATGACATGGAGTTTGAGCTTGTCAAGTACAAGCTATCACGGGATTTTAGGTCTTGTCTGCACGAGTTCTACTCTGTTGGTGAACTTCCTCATAGGTGGGGTCCCACTATGTGGTACAGTAGAGTAACTAGCGAGGAGTTGCTCTGCTTCACAGATCTGATCAAAGAGCTCTTGGCCTTGGAGCCACAGGACATTAAAGGTGGGAAGTTTCCTAATGTTAAGGAGGCTCTGTCTTGGCCCACAGGCCATCCAACCCTAGCTTTCCTTAAGCTTGTTTCTCCAAGCCACTTTCGCAGTCTCAACCATCAGAAATCTAGAGCTGCAACAATGATCTTAAGGGCAGGTGGCAAGAGCCCAAGTCTTGAGGAGTCTATAGTCTCCCTCCATAAGAAAATCACAATGGAGGCAGTCATTAGAGGGTTCCAGCCTAATCAATTCCCAGGCAGGAATATGATAAAAGAGGTTGCCTCTCTTCAATGTGTTCGTCTAATGAGTGGATCCTGCTTTGACACAGTACATAACCTCTATCCGTCGAAGCTCCTGGACACACTAGCAAAGTACAGATCCATATATTCTAAAATCACAAATAAGCTTCTAGGCAATCTAAAGTGGATCCCCGTTCAGGAAACTTACTTTGACGAGCCTGAGGCTAGCATTGACTTCGACTCAGATGATGAGTGAGACTGCCCCTGCCCCCCC